ACCACCTTGCCCACCTGCGTGTCATCCGGCACGCCTAGAAAGCGCATGCGGATGGCGTGATTGCGTGTCGGGTCCATGCCCTCGTCGGTCGTGAACCGCACCGGCTTGCCGGGCGTGGTGACGATCGCGAACTCAAAGTCCTCGGTGTACGTGTTCTGGGTGTTGGCCACGCGCTGGTGCGTGATGCGCACCATGTCCTGCTGATCATCTTGGTGCCGCGCCGAGAGCACCATCAGAATCGACTGGTGCAGCTGGTAGATGTCCTTACCGTCATTCAACACGACCCGGGTGACGTTGGGCGTCGTGTCATCGTGAATGCACAGCGTCATGCGCGCGAAGCGCTTGTGCGCGTCGTCGATGTAGGCGACGAGTCGCTTATCCGTCCAGTAATGATCGTCCGGTGGCGTACCGGACTTGAGGGTCGAGAAGTCGCGCAGGATACCGACGCGCAGCTCGTCGAGCGCGTCGGCAAGATCCACGGTTAAGCCGCCTCTTTGTGCGCCGGAACGTGAGCCAGTACGCGGTAGGGGAACCGTAGCCGATCGCGGAACCCTGTGACCTGTCGGGTCACCGGATCAACGATCGGTGTCGCCATGATCGCGGTATCCAGAATGTGGATGATGCACATCGGCACATCAACCGCAAGACTCGGCTTGATCATATACGCGCGACCGTCCGCTTGAAGGAACAGTCCGGTGGGTGGAATGCTGTCGTTCTCTTCAAGCATGATGCGCACCCGCGGTTCAGTTACGACAGGCTTCACCACTTCGCGCACGGGCGCATCCCGCACTACCGCAGCTTCCATCCGAAGCTCGGGCAGCCCCGGCTCCTCGTCCAGATTGTTGCCGAATAGATCGTTACCCATTAGTTGTACCTTCCTAAATAACGAGCCAACTTTTCCAGCGTCTCTGGATTGTCTTTGACATGGCCCAGTGCCCAATTGCAATTTCCACACAACCATCCACGAAACCTCTTGGTCTTATGGTCGTGATCAAGACTGATGCGAAAGTCGGACCCGCACACATCACAAACTTTTGGCTGTGGGGGAATATCCCCCAACGACATACCCAACTTCTTAAGCGTGTGACGAATTTGAGCGGTCCGCATCTCCTCTTTGGAGAGCTTGACTACGCGCTCTGGATGTTCTCGACGCAGAGTCGCCATATACTCCCGATTACGCGCCCGCCTCTGCTCTACCGTCTCAGTCATTTTTCGCCAGCCGTGGCCTCATCAAAACTGTTGGCATACTCTTCTTCATCATCCGGCGCTGGTAAAAGCGTGTCTTTTTGCGCTTTCAACCAGCGAAGCACCTCTTCGAATGTTTTGAATGCGTACTCGACTTCCGGATTTTGCCAACGCCCCTTCGATGTAGCGTTACTCTTAACAATTGCGGGATCTGTAGCACAAACGACAAAACCATTTGTCAGCTTCCTAATCCTAGCAATCGTATCGCCCACAGCAACCTACTTTTCGTGCGCGCGCGCCGCCGCTGCTCGTTCGTCATCCACGACCTGTTGCTGCTCCTTCGTCAGATGCTCTTTCTTCGCTGGCTCCTTCTTCTTCGAATGTGGTGCAGCAGCAGCTTCGTCCTTCGCCAGTGCATCGTGCGCAGCCGTCGCTTCCTGCGCCGCTTTGTCAGCCGCCGCTTTCGCGTCTTGCGCTTCCTTTTCCGCAGCAGCTGCAGCATCAGCAGCAGCCTTAGCTTCGGCATTCGCCGTCTCGACGCCATTCTTCGCAGCTTCGGCGTCACGCTTGGCCTTTTCCGCTGCGTCTTCCTTCACCTTTGCATCCGCTGCCGCTGCCCGGGCGGCAACCTCTGCCGCCGCTGCCGCTGCTGCCAAAGGATCGTCCTTGGGCTTCTTTGCCTCAGCCGCTTCGATCTGGTGCTTGATGTACGCCTGCTCATCCGGGGTGAGCGGCAGCGAGTTGACGTAGGCGATTGCTTGATTCGAATTCATGTCGTACTCCTTGATAGAGTCAGCAGCGTGGGACTAACCGAACGCGTACCAGTAATATTCGCCCGACACTGCAATGTCCGCCGCCTTGACCATGAAGCCGTTGCCTTGTACGCCGCCAGCAATTGGCGATGCCGCAGCACCCGGCGCTCCGGGGCCATAGACGGTAAGACCCGCTGCATCCACCGTGCGCGTGCCCGCTGCGACCGTGCGCATCGACGTCAGATTCGGCATCCCTTCGAACCACTCCAGCATACCTCCGACACCAGCGCCGGCCTTCATGATCCACCCGATCATGCGTGGTTTGAAACCGAGAGGAAAAAATGTGTCCGCCGCCGCGCCCGCATCGGTCGTAACCCTGCCCGACGCGAAATTAGCGACACTGTTTTCTTGCGATACGGTGTTAATGACGAGAGCCATGGTGGTTCCTTGTCAAGACAGTGTGGAAAATTACGCGGTGGCCGCAACTTCTGCGCGAACCATAAACGCATCCTGCAGGATGATTGCCGCCTGCCACGCTTTCCAGCCCACCGAGCCGCGCTGTCCGAGCGGGTCGCCCGCAGCAGGCTTCGGATTGACGACCATCGGCGTCAGCGAATCACGGCCACGCAGCGGAACGATCCCGTACGCATCCCGCGCGATGTAGAGCAGCGGATACACGTCGGCGTTGACACCACTGGTGGAACGCATCAGGCCCTTGGCACCACCCGCATCCGGGAATGGCGTGAACACCGTCGAGATGAGATAGCGCACGCGCTCGACCGCGCCAATCTCGTTTTCGAACGGCGTCACCGTCCCGTACTGCTTGGTCGGAATAAAACCGGCCATGGTACGGATGTCGGTTTCCGAATCCGGATGCGCGAGGCAGATGAAGGCGGCTTCGACCGGTTCCGTACGGAACCTTGTGTCCGACGATACGATCGTCGTCAGCGGCTTCGCATTCTGACGGGTCAGCGCGGTCGTGATTTGCCGCTGCAGCGCAAGCGTAGGCGCCGTGTTGACTGCGGTGCGCACGCCGCCGTTCGCCCAGAACACGTTCGTCCCGGCACGGAGAATGTTGTAACGGACGGCTTCGAACGTCTGCGCAGCCGATTCCGACAGAATCTGGGTGGCTTCCGACAGCACCGGATCTTCGTGGGTATCTTCGACCACGTCGGTGATCTGAATGTAATCACCAAACTGGTTGAGCTGCACCGTGTAATCGGTGAACCCCAGCTTGAGCCCGGCAGGCGTAACGCCTTCGATCAGCGGCGTCAGCGACAGTGGTGTGAAAAACGCATTCGCTGGATTGCCGTCACCTGCGGAGCCCGTCGCACCTTGCAGATAGTAACGACGAAACTTCGCAGTGCGCGTGCTGTTCAGCGGAATCGGATAGCTCTGACCAAAGCGCTCGATCACCATGTAAGGCATGGCGCGCTTGAGCAGTTCCTTGACGACGTACGCAGCGGTACGCGGCGAGATGTCGCCGTACGTGACGATATTGGCCATGATGGTTCCTTAAGGTAAGACCGAGTTAAGCAGTCGTGATGGCTGGAGGTGAGTCGTCGAGTGCGTTTTCCGTGTAGTAATCGACGTCCGTGACACCGGCATCCGCATTGAGTTTTGCGCCCAGCTCATCAAGGTGCGTGAGCGTGTGGACGACCGCATCGTGCAGATTGTTGAGATCCACGATGACGGTAGCTTTCAATGCGTCGAGATTGGCCTGCACATCCTTGGGCGCAATCGCGCCCCCGGGTAGCGTGGGTCCCTCGCCGTCGCCACCACCACCGGAACCAAGCGACAAATACTCCTTGCGCATGGCTTCCAGTGCTTCCTTCACATCATGCGACGCAGTCGAAGCCTGAATGCGGTCGGTGGTTTCACTCATGTGGGTTGCTCCAGTGGTTTCTATCCGGCTGCCGATGCTTCATTCCACGCACCCTCGAAGTCGTTCTTGTCGGGTGCAGCAGCTGGGACAGAAGTACGTTTGGAATCGACCACACTCAAGTTGCCCACCGCTTTTTTGGCCGCGACTGAGAGTTCGGTCTTATCTTTTGCTGCTGGTGCTGCCGGCGCTCCGGGAGCCGCCGTTTGCTTCTTGAATTCGGTGATGAGAGACGACACTTCGTCCGGCGTGCCGCTCTTCATGATCTCCTGCGCACCGGCCCTAAACGCAACAGGAAGCGTCTCGACCCAGCTCGCAACCTTGTCGCGCACCGCGTCGTAGTCTCCATGCGCACCGCGAATGTCCTGCAGCGCGAGCTGTTCCTCGATCGCGTCGGCCGTGAGCTTGAAGCGATCGAGCACTGGGCCGTATTTGGCGGCGATTTCCGAGAACACGTACTGCACCGCGTTGAACACCGCGGCCTTGGTCCGGATCTCTTCCGCTTTCGCGATCTCGGGCCATTCCTTGGCGTGCTCGGTCATCACTGCCACTTCGTCCGGCGTCGGCTGGTACCACTGAATCTCGGGCGGCGCAGCAGGTGGTGCTTCTGCAGCAGGCTTGCCACCCTCTGGTTCGGGCGCAGGCGCAGCAGCAGGTTTCTTGGCCGCAGCGAGTTCAGCTTCCAGCTCAGCGATGCGCTGCGCAGCAAGCTCGGCTTCAGTCGGCGGTGGCGACTCCGGTGGCGCGGCCGCGGGCGGCTCAGGCGTCTCGGGTGCTTTCGCTTCCGGGGGCGTCGGCGGCTCGGGTGTTTCGGGCGCTTTCGCTTCCGGTGCGGCAGCAGCTGCCGGGGGTGCAGCGGCTGCCGGTGGCGCTACATCCGGCTCATTGCCTTTCGCGTCCAGCTTTGTAATTTGGTCAAAAACTAGGTCAAATTCATCAGCCGGAACACCAGATGTAGTGGTTTGAGTGGTCATGCTTGTGGCTTATAAGCTACGCATTACACTTTGTCAACAGGTAGGTTAACAGGCTCAGTAAGCCATTTAAGGACCTCCCGGAACCCAGCGCACTTCCCTTGTAGCCGTACAACCTCCGCGGCATCCGCGGTGAGCAGCGATACCTTCGCCCGCTCGATCACTGACGTCAGCATCGCGATCAAATCCGCCGTCGTGCTGCTGTCGCGCGCACCATAGATCCGCGCCCGGCACTCCGTCTCCTGCTTGCGTGGGTCGTCTTTCATTGCGTCGTCCCGGTACCGTTCGTGACCGGCTTATCCTTGCCGCTGGTGCGCCGAAAACCCGCTGCGATCGCGGGTGGAACGTCGGCGCCTTGGTGCGCAGCGTGCACATCCTTCGGCGTGACACCCGATTCGAGCCCGCGCAGCACTGCCTCATAAGTGGACACCTGCGCTTGCGCCGATTTCGCTTCCGCCGACGCTGAATTCGAGTCCGCTGCGGTGAGCGATTTGGTGGCATCCGCAAGGAGTTTGCGCACTTCCGCGGCCATCAACGACTTCATCGACTGCTCATCCGCGGCCTGTTTATCCGACTCGGCCTGCTCGGCAGCCTTGGCTGCATCGGCATCGAGCAACACTTCGGAGATGTCGACGTCGCGCACACCGAGACGTTCCTTCACCATCTTGTACCAGTCGATGTACTTGCGCTCTTCCGGCTGCACCGTCTGCGCCAGCATGTCGAGCGCCATGCCGCGCACTTCTTTCGCAATCAGCGACGACGAACCGCGTGCGATGACAGTGAAGTCGCCCTGCACCTCGCGATTCGGATTGAAATGCTTATTGAACAGCACAATCGAATTGATCACCGACATGGTGAACGTGTCGTAGTTGCGCACGACATCCTTGAACGGCAACGCGGCTTGCCCTTGGATCATCGAGGCGCCGGCAGCCGTGCGGAACGGTTCACTCGGCCCCTTCTGCATGTCACCCCCGGTGGCCGGATTAACGAACGTCTCCGCATCGGCAAACGCTTGGCACATTTCAACCACGCCTTGCAGCTCTTTAATGTGCGAATCAAATTTCACCTCGCGCACGGACGGAAACTGCGCCGTCGACATGTTGTCGTCTTCGCGGTACCAGATCTTGTACGGCTGAATGCCTTTGATGTCCTGATCGGTACGTAGCAACGCAGTGTTGATTTCGAGATTCGGACCGCACACGACCGACGCGTTGTCCATCAGCATGCGAGTCGCTGCCGCCATGTTCATCTGCGAATCGCGCATGATGTTCGGCAGCCCGTTGCCGATGATGCTCGAATCGTCTTCTTCAAAAATGAACTGGTGGTACATCTGCACGCGCTCGTCGGGTTCCAGCTCGGCCCATGGGCTCATCAGGCACTTGATGACGCGGTTGTCCAGCGTCCACACCGACGCGTCGACCAGATCGTTGGTCATCTCATCCGGAACTTCGATGCCAGCACTGCGCAGATCCTGCGCCGACACGAAACCGTCCCAGATGATCACTTCGTACTTCGTGCTCGATAGCACGTTGACATTGCTTTGCGTGCCGATGGTGCGCAGCATCGTCTCGTGCGTGCGCTCTTTCCAGTTCCCTTTCGGATTCTGCGACAGGTATTCCTGCACTTCCTCGCCGAAAAAGTCCGGTCTGTCCGCGAGCGCGCGGAGCTGCGATTTCGACAGCACCATGCGCTGAAACTGGCCGTCCATCTGGTGCATGTGCTTGGCCGTCATATCCG